GAACTATAACCCCACCGTCACGCTTTGCCGCAGCATCTGCTGAGGCATCTGCCGCTTGCTGAGATGTAAGCATACGCTCGAACTGACGAGCCTGGCTCTCCATCTGAGTGCCAATGAGTTTCATTACAAAACCACTGATACCTCCTCCGAGCATTGCTAGTAGTTCTGGTGTCATTATTTCTTCAGAAGTTCTTTGATTACCTTGATTGCGGATGCGGTCATATATATGAATGTCGCTAGTCCTACGCAGAAACCCAGAGTTCCATTGACGGGAGAAATTTCAACAGTAGCTATAAAGCCTCCTGTTCCGATTGTTGATCTGTATATAATATCGTTCATTAAACTAAATTGACCCAAGCTCCGTTCTCGTATCCTTGAAATTTGTTAAGTGTGCTGTTGTAAATGACCATTCCGTTAGAGGCTGTTAAAGCGTTTCGTGCCGTAGTTGTTAGTGACCCAAATTGGGTGTATCCAGACGATACGATGTTTCCAGTAATATCTACGCCCGCATCGCTAACTTGTAGTCGTCTAGCAGAACTTGCGCCTGTTGCTATTTCAAACTTCCGTCCTCCTTCAACTTGGATATATCCAGCGTTAAGTGTTTGATTTGTATACAGGGAATTTGCTCCAACAAAACCAAGATTCATCTCCTCTACATTTCCAGTAGAAGCCTCCCGCTCGTCTCTTTTTATTTTTAGAATAGGATCCGATGTGCTTGCAGTGTTATCCGTATCCATCGCTATAACTAAAGAGGTATCATTATCTGAAGTAAATAGACCAGCACCCACAACTCTAAGTGCTTCATCAGGCGTACCCCCTGTCGTGTGACCTCCAACTACGTGCAAGGCACATACTGGATTATTCTGATTAATTCCAACTTTACCAATAGGAACTCCATCAGCTTTTTTAATAACCATTAAGTTACTAGGAGTCTCGTCGTAATCCCTAAAACGATGCTCTTTAGAATCGTATGTTATTGGTTGAGCGGTTCCGCTCGAAGTTCCCACAGACTGTATTTCGTTTGTAATTAGTCTAGGAGCAGTTACGTCTCCTGTAAATGTTGGAGATGCGGTAGGCGCAGCACCTACATTGGTTAGTATTGCCGCATTGTCTGCGGATTGTAGCATAGTATCTACGTCGGATGAAACTGTTATATTTGACATATTGTTAGGGTCTTGTGTATCTATCGATTGTGCCTGGACGCAAGTAAACCCCTGTTCCAGCAGTTCTTATATAATAAAAAGGACCTGGCGCAGGGGGTGTTACGCTGGTAGTGCGCTCTACGTTTAATGAAAGTTTTAAACCTAAGAACATATTACTTTAGTCCTAGACCTATTCCCATTCCCATATTCAATTAAACCTTGTGGCAAGCCACAAGCCCTGTAGTTAATTTTACAGCCGAAAACTGACCATATATAATTGTTCCTGCTGGTAGAGTAGCTCCTGTTAAAACCTGAAGACTTGTATCTACGTTGCTTGATGTTAAAGTCGCCAATACAGTGTCATTAATAACTTGTATAGCTCCAATGCTTGTTGCTGTTGACTCATCACTGCTTCCCAGTATTTGAGAACCAACGGATGAAAACTCTAGTGTGTTGTTTCGTGAAGTTGCCATAATTATTTATTATATCACAGGGGTTAAGTGTTATCGAGCTTGTCGATTGACGTAAGTTGAAAACTTCTTGTTGATTGTATTGTTGTTGGATTTAATGTCGATCTTCTCTAATTCCAAAGCTAGATAGTTATTGGCAACACCTTCCTCTACGAGTGCCTTGTTGTGTTGACCGTCCATACGTAAGAAGTCAGCGTAGACGGCGTGTGCCAAAAAGAAAAAGAACTCATATGGTATTTCGTCAACGGATGAGGCTTCTGTGAATGTAGGAAGTTTCTTTTGATAATTTACAAATACCTTGCTTGAGTCATTCGCAATAAGGTTTAATACGTGAGCGCCACTTGAGTCCACGTAGAATTCGTATTCCAAGGCGGAGTTGCGATTGAAGGGCTGTGTGCGATGGATCCGTTGGAAGTCTGCAATTTCACTAAGGATTCCTTCTGTATAAGGAACTACACCAGCAGAACTGATCGTGCGCTCTTCGCCGATGACTGCGTATCGTGGCCAACTAGGGCTAGCACTGTATGCTTCAAATGCCCTGCGATTAACAAACTGTTCAATGTTGACCTTTTCCTCTGGAGTAAAGGTGCCTACACCCGAAAGTGCAACTACCAGTTTGTATAGATCGCTGTAGGATTTTATCTGCATTAAATCTTATTGGGTGAAAGGTCTGAGAATTTGTTTTGAAAATATTTTAAGAATTCTTTAGAGTGAACCTCTGCGTGTCCGTATTTTTTAATTAATCTAAAGTATTCCCTGGGCGGCATTGTTGCTACGCACCTGCCTAGCATAGGGTGTTCCTTGCCGACATTGCTACGGGCATCCTTTCGGGCTACGTCATAGCGATCTTTTTCTGTGTGCTTTTCCTCGTGGAGACTAGCTTGAATCTCCTGCATTAAAGCACGGTCTATCTCCTCGTCGGAGAGTTGTCCTTTATTATATACTTCTAAACTCATAAGTAAAAAAGCGGGGGGGCTTTCGCCCCCCACGCTAGAATAATTACTTTACGTCTTGGATCAAGCCGTGAGCCTGTGGGTGATAAACACCGAGGGTCAAAGCACAATCGACAAAACCACGTTCGCCACCACCATTGTTGACCTGGCGAGTCGATCCCATTGGGATCAGCTCGTGAACACCGTAATACTCTGGGTTCACAAGGAAACCACCAGAGTTAGATGTGGTGCCACCGTTATTAGGCATACAGTCTGGGTTGCCGTTAACAATAGAAACGATACCGTGATCGCTTTGGTAAAGCTCGACGGAGAGCTTAATCGCAGCAACACCACCGTCATAGTTGACGTTACGGATGCTTGTTTCAGTTGCTACAGTGGACAGACGAGCGAAGTCGCTGATTACACGGCGAAGACCAACGTCAGCCACAAGGACAAGACCATTGGATACACCGTTTACCTCGAAGATGCTTGAGATAATATCGTTGAATGCAGTTTCGCTGAATGCGTTAGCTTGAGCTTCTGTGTTTGTGTAGATGCTACTTGCGGGAGTTTTGAATCCAGCAGGAACCGTTGTGTCGGCAGCGCCGGCATCAAGGAATCCTCCAAGACCAGTCATCTTGTAGGGATCAGTAGCAGTAGCTTGTTGCTTAACATTGCTTGAGCAAAGAGTTGCTTCAATGTCACGCTTTAGTTCACGGATAGCTTTAGCTTCTGCTTGAGCGATACGAGCTGGACCAACGGACTCAACAGCTTCTTGTAGATCAGAAACTTTGTAGTCACGACGGAACTTCTGAGTGAAGTTACCCATACGTGCGCGACCAGCAAACTGGTCAGTGTGAGTAAGGACGTCTGCGCCTTCAACGATACCAGCTGTGCTGGGCGATGAAAGACTGTCAACAGTCCACTCTGTGTTAGTTGCCATCGCACGTTGTTTTTGTGCGGACGAAAGGACGGGAGTTTCTTCAGGGGCGAGGATAGTCAAGACATCTGTCAAGTCTTCGCGATTGGAAACAGCCGAACCTGTATTTGTTACATCATAGGTATTTGAAAATGCCATAATATTTTATAATAAGTTATCGGTTTGTGAGTTGTTGAGTTCTGAATTTGACGAAATCAGCTTGTTGCCCGGAGGACTTGTATTGCTCTACTAATTTTTTAACAGCTTTGTTAGATGGATCCACAGTTTTTTCTGACTTAGTTGCTCCAGAATCAACGGACTTTGGCGGGTTCAATGTCGCAGAAGCCTTTGGCTTATCTGCGGGAACTGGCTTGCGTCCGTAAAGACTGTTGGCTGCGTGAGCCATCAAGTAAGGCATTTGTGCTGACACGTCGGGCGGAAGACTGCTTAACATATCTTCTACTCGTTTGTCCTGCATAATTGCATTGTATTGATGCCTCGTGTCATTGTCCTCTCCAGATAACCAAGATAACTCTTCTACTGCCTTGGCGACGTAGTTTTCTTTGAGTTGGTTACCTTGCTCTTTTGCCTGGATAGTATTCAGTTGAGCAGGAAGAAACTTATCTCTTGATTTACGTGAGTTCAATAAAGTCTTACGCACATCAGCTTTAGTTAATTCCTGATTGTTAACTGTTACGACAACGTCTTCTGGTCCGTATCCATCTGCATTAAACAACGTATCCTCTGCCCACTCGATTACTGAATTTACTTCAACGGCTTTTTCCTGTAGGGCTTCGACTGTATCTAGTGAAGCGAAGGGGTTATTAGCTACTGTTTCGGGTGCTGTGAGAGTTTTAGGTGTTTCCTGCAACTTGGCTTCCAGCATAGTTGCACGTTCCTCAGCGGCTTTCCGTTTTGCGGTAAGCTCGCCGAATCGTGCTACTGCGCGACTGCCAAGTTTTTCGGATAGTTCACGAAGGTCATCTTCGGACATATCATCTAAGTCTAACTGTGAAAGAACATTCTCGGATTCCTCCTTTACTTCAGCTTCTGGCGCAATTACCTCAGCTTCTGTTTCGGATTCTTCTGACTCTGTTTCTACTACTGGTTCGCCTTCTGGTTGAGCTTCTTCGCTTCCGAGTTGTTCCGGTCGCGCTTCTGCTTGCTCCTTTAGGTTTGCCAAGCGGCTGGCAACAAAGTCACCCGCTGTTATGTTATTAGTTTCCGCTGTATTTTCTGATACGGATTCAGCGATTTCCGTTGCTATTTCGTCTGACATATATTTGGTTGTTTCCACTCCTTAACGCCGAGCGATGGCGATGAAAATATATTAACACACTAAGCAAGCCCATCGGCTTGCGGGTGCATCTTTCGTATTTTTTTCCAGTTGCACATTTGCAATAGCTGATCGTAGGTCAGTATTTGACCAGCTAACTGCTGTATGTTCTCTGATTTTGCCAGGTGCATCTCTTCGATGCACTCCTCCCTGAGCGCTTCTACCGTTGATAAAAAACGAGCAAATGCTTCGTGGTTGGATAATTGGTTTAGGTCGTCTTCGAGCGTCATTTATTTCTTGTATGGTTTTTTTGTTCCAGTTGCTGTATTAAAAATGTGGTTCTTATATGTAAAGTTTCCTACCTTCTGAGAAGCATCTTCTTTAGCTTTTTTAGTTCTAAATCCTGTCACGTAGAAAGCCTCCTGCGGTAACTTTTCTGCGTCAACGAGATCGGCATATAACGTTGGGGTTGAAGCAATGATCAAAGCGTGACGTGCCTTATCTCGGTCTTCCGCCGTTATTGGATCCTGCTCTTCGTAATCAAGTTTTCCGTCAGATCTTACTGGCTCGTATTGACCGCTAGCTGTAAGCAGGGACATCATATCTGTTTTGCCGTTAGTCAAATATGCGTTCTTATAAACAGGATCTCCTTGGTAGTCTTTCTTTTCTTTCAGAAATTTTTGGCGATTAAGTATACTACGAGCAACTATACTCATACCATCAATACCTTCTCCCCTTGATTCCAGTGCAATTAAATCTATTAAGAAAGGAACGCTCTCTATTTCTTTCTTTTCCTCAGCTCTACGCAGTGCGTATTCTTGTGCGTTTTTATTATCAGCCATATTAACCTTGTGTAAGTCCTTGAGTTTCAACATCTCCAACGGATGCTGCTGATGTTCCGTATTGACCATACTGAGTGGCATTGACTTGCTGCTGTTGAGCAAACTGATACTGACCAGCATACTTCTGCAAGCGACCCGCAAATGCTTCGTCCGAATTGAGGCGTTCAGAGATGTCTGGTTGCGATGCGTATTGCTGTATAATTTGCATAGCAATCTGACCACCATTTGGTCGAGCAGGCATTTCAATACCTGCAAATATTTTAGCAAGATCATCAGTTACGAATTGTGTCATTTGTTCAGTCGCTTGTTGCGCTGGCTGTAGAACTGTATCGGCAAGGACTGGATCAATGGCTGCTGCCGCGATGTCCATTAACGAATCCATATTGATGCGACCATTACGATCCATCTGAGTCAAGGCTACAATTTGCTGTAACTTTTGTTCTTGAGCTGTTGGGTCTGAGTTCAAAACATCATAGCTAATCATAATGTCATAATCTTCTTCAGCGTCTCCCTTGGTCATCTTCATTGGGTCAGCATTTCCAGTTACCCGAAAGAACACTTCGTCAGGCCCAAATCGCTGGAAGCATTTGAATGCCATAGACATTACTTCAGCTGCGTGGCTTAAGAATTTGTCCACTAAGAACTGCTTGCGGATTCCAGAGATACTAGAGTTTTCATCTAGACCTACAAGCCTATCGGCTTGTGCTTCTAAAGTCTTTTCGATTTCTATAGATCCAGTAGGAGAAGGTGGGGTCGGAGCAAAGTCCAAGTCCCCCTTGCGGCGATACGGAATCATTCGACCAGGTCCCCAGTCGCTTGGAGCTTGACCAACTGGGTGTAGTATAGGAGGCAGGGTGGCGAGACTATTGCGATCAACACGTGAATCCCTTTCGACCTTTACTTGGTTTTGTATGCCTCGAAGGACATCGGGAATTGTCATTGTGTCGTAAAGTCGCTTGCTATCCTCTGACAGCTTAGTCACTACAACAGGGTAATCCTCGTATCCATTTAACAATTCAAACTTTGCAAAGCCTGGGGCTTGCTCGTTTCCACTGAAACTACGATTGAATACTGTGCAGTAAATACCCTCGGCTCCATCTTCTTGGTCGATCAGTCTTTGATATCCGTAGACAATTTCAATTAGCTCGTCGGATTCATAGGCATTATTGATCAAGCTACCAGATCTTCGACCCTCTTCAAAGTTGTCAATGCCATTGGAACTAACGCCGCGATAATGTTCAATGATATATTCAACGAAGTCCTTGTCCCATCCGTCCGTAGAAACTTTATTCTCTAGCTCTTGAGGAGTAAAGTAAGTTTTCCAAAAACAATACGGCGCACGCTGTGGATCCGTAACGTAAGGAGGAAAAAAGAAATCACCGTCAGGTGCCAGTGTTTTAACCTGAGGTGCGTCAACTTCTCGGCGAACTACGGGAAGTTCTGCCTTACCTTCCTTGCGAAGTTTCTTAAGTGCCTTCCTGGCTCTGGACTTCTTTACTCCAGGGAATGTAGATTCCATTAGGGTAATCAGGGAGTCGTCTTCTTCCCCGGACTGTATAAGCTGTGCAATCTCTGGGGCTATGGAAGCAATTTGATTCAGGTCTAGCTCTTGAAGGAAAGTCCTGTCCTCACGGTGCCACCCAATATATGTAATCAGGATACCTCGTTCTAGCAAATAGTTAGCGCCTAGTTCCATTTCTCGCTTAAAGCGAGGAATGTATCCAGAAGAAACCATCCACTTCAAGAAACTTGAAATTAACTTAGCTCTTCCGACATCATCAAATGCAGTTGGGAAAGCTCTTACGTTTGCTCGATTTAAAGAAGCAACAAACAGGGAAACAAGTCTAGTGATCCGCTCATCAATTACGTGACTTTCCATATCGGACGCTCCCTCCCAGGGGAATGCGTCGGCTCCGTGTTTGCGGTGGTCACGGCTTTTACCTGGCCAAGCATTCCTGCGGTCATCGTAGCTAGATCGACATAGGTCAAAATATGACTGCAGTTCTGTCACTGTTTGATCGTATGCGTTCCGAAGCGTTTCAACACTTGGAGTTTTACCGACATAAGTTAATGCCTTTGAGATATTTTCTGAATCCATAAATTATATATTACTGACTCTGAGGAGCTTTAATCCATTTATATTTTACGTTATCACCAGAATGATCAGCCTCAAAGTATATTACCTTCGATGTAAGTTTACCAGATAGTGCAAGCGGAATCATTACCGGAACCTTCTTTATTAACTCTCTAGCTTTGACAAAAACAAATCTAGGATTAGGGGCTTGTGATATTACATTTCCCCTGTGTATAGTGACCATAGGTATCAAGTCCTCGATTATGTCTTGACCCCTTTCCGAGATCCACAGATTCCTACCTCGACCAGTAACCTGATCCTCTTCTAGTTTGTTCACGATAATGTCGTGAGCTTTATCAAATGTTATTCCGTATTCCTCGGCTATATCTGTTAATCTTTTTTTTGGCATTAGTATCCTCCTTTGTTGTTTTTAGTGGTGAGCATTGATCCTTGGCTCATAAAGTCTGGTCCTTCTCCTCCATTGGACATACGCAAGTAACGTATAACGTCGAAGAAATCCTTCAGGGATTCGTCGGCTTTTCCCCTTGAGTTGTAATTAATTAAACTGTCAATCAAGTTTCCGCAGTCACTGTGTATGTAGCAGAGAGGTCGATTGGCTTCGTCTATCTCCATATTGGGATTGTAACTGAACCAGTCGTCCAGGGCAGCTATGCCCTGTTCCTCCATAACCCCGCTTGATGGTATGAAACTTACCCCGTAGTCGTAGAACGAGGTAAACAGGTCGTCATTGTTCTCATTTTCCCTAGCAAAGAAGCGGGAGTCACCGATCCTTTCGGTGACCTCTAGCCCTAGATCCTCCTCGATCTCCTTGAATAACTCGCAGTATCCCTCGACATTTAACCCGATCTTCTTGGCTGCTGGTCCGTATTTCCATTTGGGGTCACCAAACATTGCCCACTCTCCGTAGGTAGCCCTGTCAGGCCACTCACTTCGGATGTATACTTCCCCGATGTCGTTTACTCCTGCCCAGATCATTGTGTAGTTCCTTGCCCCAGCGGGGTCAACTACCTGGTAAACTGTGTATTTGCTAGTGTCGGATATGTCTGGGAACGTCATCCCATACTTATTTGGCTCATCTGACAATACATTGACCTCTGTATTGAAGTAAGGTAGCAGAGAATTAGCTGACTTAACTGGTAGCCCGTATGCACGAACCTTTATCTCGTCCTCTGGTCTACCCTGTAGGTCTTTAGCTATACGCTCATATCCGCCGAATGGGTTCTCGTCGGAGTGCAGGTATACTATTGCCGCATCCCTAGATGGGCTATACTGGGCAACAGGGACTTCCTGTCCCCTAAGTAGTTCTGCTGGTTTGGTTTGCAGAGTTTCAGCATTTTTTAAATAGTCAGCTATGAAGGGGGTATACCCATCAATCGGCGTAAAGCCGATTAGCATTTTGCTGTCACGAGTAGCTAGGCGAAATCGCAAAGTGTTGACTAGGGCTGCGTCGCCCAAGTATTCGTCCAGCCAGGCGCCGATGTTGTTACCCTCTGGGTTTTTGAACCCGAACTCGAAACCTTCCAGAATTGTCTGGTTGTTGCTGAACTGGGTATAGGTCTTGAAGTCCACACGGGTCTTGGT